GTACACCTTCGGTAACCACAGCTCTGAGTGGGCCATACCCACTGAAAACTACTTTGTCGGCGCTGCTGTTCACAATTCCGACTGGGAAAATTGCTTTGTGGAACACCTCACACATGGAGATTACGAATTTGCTGGTGATTGCACCGGCTATGATAGGGATATGCCCTCGTATGCCATATGTGCTTTCTTCAAGTGCCTTTATGATGCCACACCTGGCGTACCCGTGCGTCTCGTCAATGCCTTCTTCTTTAATGCTTGTTTTTCTAGGCTCGTGTTTAAAGACGGGAGGGTGTTTTACAAACGGGGCGGTAATCCCAGTGGTTTTCCGGACACTCTCATGTTGAATACCCTCACCTTGCGTGTTGGGTTCAATTACATGCACCGGAGACTTGGAATTTTTTCGTTTCATGGGATGTACATCGGAGATGACAGCCACATAGTGTACCCTGACGAGTCTTTGCAGAGAGTCGTTGTTGCTGAAGCTGTGAAGTTTTGGCAGAATGAGTTTGGCCACACTATGAAGATTGAAGGCACGAAGAAAATTGAGAACGGTGTACATTCAGCCTTCGCGAGCAGAGTTAGCGCGCAGATAGGGGATCGCATTTTTGGAGTCTTAGTCAACACAAATAAAGTTCTTACTCGTGTCAAGTGGCATGAGCAAGGTGGTGACGCTTTGACCCTATTTGAAAATGACCCTGTCTACCGCAGTCGAGTCCTTGGGACAGCCTCGGCTCTGGTGCACCATTGGTACGCTTATAAGCGCGGCCTGTGGTGTGAGCGCAACGCTGTTTGGTTGTACCGTTATTTTGGCCTCGAAGTGTCCTCTCATGGGACATACCTCGAAGGCCTGCAAGTGCTGTAGCTTCGGGCGGCTAGGTCCCTGAGCCCGTAGGGGACCTAAAAACAGCCTTGCAATGACGGGAAAGAAGAAGGTCAAAGTTGCGGCCCAGCGGAAAAGTTCCTCTAGCTCCAACAAGAGTTCAAAATAAGAACTCGTAGTCGTAGTCGTGATACCGGCGGTTCATTATTGACTGCTGGTGAGTCTGACGAACGTATCGATATTCCTCCACATTTTAGCCCAGGTGCTAGTAATGCACTGAGTAATATGACCAACTACAAGGGAGCTGCGAAGCTCCATCGTGGAGTTGTGTCTATCCATGAGCGTTGGCTTCTTTCCCTCATTTCGCATTTGATGGATAGAAGTAGATTTTATCCACTTCCTAATATACGTTATGATGGAATAGCCAAGTTCATGAATCAGAAGCTTGGACAATTGAATAATTGGGGAGGAGCAGGGGTTGGGCATACCCCTGACGGTACTCAGAACCCTGTTATGGGCGAGACTTCTGCGCAATATGGCTGGAACAGTGGTGCCGGTTTGGTGAATGATGACTCTTCTTTGTCTGGTAGATATGCAATCTACAACGGACGTGTCAATTCTCCTTACACAACTACAGTTGCAGCAAACAGCAGCAAAAATTTGTGGGTTGTGTTTTCACCCCAAATGCGGTCATATCCCATTGCGGTGATTGACATGACCACTCAAGGTACTCCAGCGGTAGATAACCCTTCCGCTGTCGCCTGGTTGTGTGATCCCTACAGCACGGTCACGTGCGTGCAGGGCACTTCGCCTGTGTTAGCTGATGACGTTAGTGTCGTTTCCTCCGTCAGCCAGAGATCTTATCTCAACGGCGGACCGATTCGTAAACCTAACAGTGTTTCAGCTATACCAGCAATACCCAGCGGCAGTAACTCTTCTGTTGACCACTTGGTGTATCCTGGCGGTTATGAGATGATGGTTTCTGCCATCAATCTAACCGCCTACACCAGTTGCAGCATGAGAGTTAGGAATGAGATTAACACCATTCATACGTTTTTGACTAATATGACGTACGCTCTTGGTTCGACCACTATCAATCCTGGTATTACTGATCCGTATGTGAAGTGTGACCAGGCTACAGCTTGTTATAGCGGTAATCAATGGGAATCTTGCACTGAGCAAAGTACCCCTGTAGCCAACCCTCCCGTTGGCTACGAGTTGATGTGTGCATTTCAGGCTGTTCAGAATGGTTATCCTTTCTTCGATATACAGATACAGAACAGTGGTAGTTCCTCGGCGTCAGTTACTTTCAATTTTGTAGTCAATGGCTGGAGTGCCGTTGCTCCTTTAAACATTTCTGCCGCAGGGGCTTTATCCTTGGAAACAGTGCCTTTTAACATGCCCGGTTGGTTTACCTTGGGACGCTCTGCTTCTGCCGTTGGTCCTCCGGCGGCGTATAAGAAGCAGTTGCAAAAAGTCTCAAGTAGAGCTGTCAGTTTTATGCCTTTAAACTAACTGGGGTGCTGCTGCCTGGCGCGGGAGTCGAACACACTCCTCAGGATGTGTTGGACACCGCGGCCGCACCCGTTGTAAAACAGGCTGTGGAAGTAGGCGGCAAGTTGGACTTGGTTAAGGTTTCAGACCTACCGAATCCTGGCCCTGCTTTTGAAGACGCTCGTCTTTTAGCTGAAGACTACAAGAAACATAAGGATGTTGTGGCCTGGCTCACGTATAACACCACCGCTGAGTTAGACGACCCCAAACTTCTGCAGGACGCCTATGAAAATGGGTGGATTGCCGATGGGGTCGTTCGGCTGGCGGTTGATGGTATTCGTAAAACTGTGGATCTGATTTCTGATTACGACAACCTTCTTGAGCGCGGAATCAAGAATTATCAAAAGCTTGCGAGCGCTCTTGGGGCTGCGTATAATACATGGAATATACTATCTAAGATTGCCTCTATGCTTGTAGCTAGTGGAGTTCCTTTGATGGTCAACTATGGACAGAAACTCCTCCGCAATGGTCCAG